CAGGGGCGCTGAAAGTAATAACGTTACTTGAGTTCGTTGCCGAAAAACCATGTCCTTGGCCATCGGTAGTTCCAGCATTAACTGCCGAAACAATATTGGCGGCGATTTGTGTGTCTGTAATACCGGAGCCGCCCATCGAACCAGTGCCGAAGGCTGCCGAGTGATATGATGTGGAGCCGCCCATTGCACCAGTAAGAGTGGCCTTTGTGGTTCCGCTCAAGACTATTGAACAAGAAAGAGCAGTGGCAACGGCTGAGAAACCACCGGAAGAACCACTCATTAAAATTGTAGTGGTCAATGTGAGATCTTCAGCGTGTTCTCCGACAAAAAGACCGAAAGCGCCGCCGTTTGATGTGGCAGTTACGTTTGGAAGCGTATTGTCCATTTTCCAGCCAGCGTAAGCTGATTCGCCGGTTGCGTCTTTATTGGTGTCGCCAACAAGTCGTATGATTGTTACGGGAGCATTATTTCTCAGATATGCCTGGGCCGCGTATGCAGCGTAAGTTGGGGCTGTGTAGTTACCATCACGAAAAACATCACCGCCTTGTCCACCGGGAATTGGTTTGCCGAAGATTTCAACAAACTGCTCAAATGAGTTTACTTGAGTCGGTTTTAGGGCTGGGCCTCTTTCGAATCTACCGATGAGGGCAGGGCCGATATCTCCTGGTAGTCCAGGCATCTGAGATCTATCAATTTCGTTGATAAAAACTCCAGGTGAAATAAATTTAAATTTTCGTGAAGACATGAAATAATTCTCCTTACAGGTTTCTCAAAATCATATGTAATGTCTTAATAAATAGTTTTGTTTTCGTCAAAGTGCTTTATCAATCTCGGTAAAAGCCACTGGAAGGGTCAAAGTCTTGAATGTCCCCATTAATAACGCGCTCGCGAGGTATTTTGACCTTGACCGCGTTTTCTCTTTTGATTACTTTGGGGCGAATCTGATTATTGTTCTCGCCCATTAAATATCCTACGACATTAAAGTTGATTGTTGTGGTGTAGATGCGCTCGCTGTCTGCAAACGAAGCGACATTGTTTGTTTGGCCAAAAGCGGAGTCCATGAAAGATTCGTATCGGTGGCCATTGTTAGAAATAACGAACCCTTTAGAGTAGCCGCCAATTGTTACAAAGGGCGTGACCATCTCATTAATTTGCTGTATATAGTTGCTTTTTAGCGTAATGAGATATTTCATGTTGACCGTTGTTGGTCGAGGCAGATAATAGCTAACTAAAACAATTTCCTTGTTTTCTTTCTTATTTGGGAAATAAGCTTGTGGGCCGTTTGAGCCGCTTGGAGTGCGGTACACGCCGTCTATGTCTTTAATGTTGTTTGCTACTGCAAAATTGTTTGTTTTGTCGCGTACAATCTTCTTGTTGATCTGAATGTATCCGCCATGGATTGGATCAGTAAAAAGAGAGGAGGGGCCAACGAAAGCGCCAGCTTTTGCTCCAGGCTTTTCTAGGGCCGTTCTTTCTACGCTGATAAGCGGGAAACGCAAAGTACCGTCGTTATCGCGGGTGTCAACTGCTCTTTCTTCTTTCACTAAGAAGGCGCGTTCGGCTGTGGCGAACATCACAGGAACCTTTTTGAAGCCACTGTTTTGAGTTGCAAAGATATTGAGGCTCTCGTCTACAAACTTGAACATGGCCGTATCAATATTTTCCAGCGTTGAGGGTTCTATTTCAAGATTGCTCAACAACTCATCTGCGTTTTCTATGCCTGTATAATCATCACTTGCCATTGAATAGTCCCTCTCTTGCTTTAATACACTTGGCTTGGATCTCCACAAAGTGTTCTTCGTGGCCAAACATTGGGTTGAGTTCAGTTAAAGTTAAAATTTCGAAAAACGAGTCAGAATACTGAACGAAATCGCCTTCTCTGACGAAGACGTTCTGGTCCTCCGTTAATCGTCGTCGGTGGAAGTTGACTATAAGATTTGGTCGACGATCTACACCAAAGTTTGTAACTTCTGTGGTATAGCCGCCCCACTGTACCAGGGCATAAATACGAATTGGGTTTAAATATGTCTTTTCGATGGCCTCTCCATAAATCGGATGGAAGTCGGTATGAACGGTGCTAATGGGATAGTACATAATGGCTTGGCCGATGACTCGCTCAATAAGCTCATCATTGACCTGTTTTACTAGATCACGCTCTTTCTCTCCTAAAAATAGAGGAGGGGGCGGCTGATCTGGTTGCGACCATTTGTTTTTCTTGTCTGACATATCTCATATTACCCCGTATAAATCAAATTTGGAATCTTTACTTGAAGCTTGTTGACCGATTCAGCTATTTCAGCATCAGCAGCAGCAATCTTAGCGTATGTAAGCTCATCGAAGACCTTTTTAAGCTCTTCCCTAAGCTTATCTTGTTCTGTAGCCGCTTGTGTAAGCAGCGCTGGACCGTTTAAGGTTACAGCCGTGTTAGGAATCGGTATTGTAGTGAATTTAGACCTAATATTGCCCAGCATTTCTTTACAGAGAGCCAAACCGAATCTTCTAATCCACTGTTTTCCGATGGAATTGATCTTTTGATAAGGAATATTTTCGAATGGAAGCGTATTAATATTGTTAACGCCGTCTGTGCCCGTATTCATCCCATCATCTGCCCATGGAGTCTTAGAATCCACATAGAACTGAATCCAGAACTTCTTGGGACCAACAATGGTGATGTTTGGATAAATCCTTATCTTATTGTTTTTTACCTCGTATGAATAGTGGCTATTTCTTGTATAAATGGCATCCTCAAAGGCCATTGCCTGGGCTTTGTTTTCCCAAGTGGGAACAAGCTGAAATGTAGAACTGTCTGAGAACTGGCCATAGCTAGATAAGTTGCCCACTACGTTCAAGCCGCCATAATAACCATAAAATCTCCACATAGCCTGTGGAGTCTTGTAATAAACTTTAGTTATATTGATTCGGTTGTCTCCTACCTTGCCGTAATAAGGCAAACTGGAGGTATTGGCTGCCGAAGAGGAAACAATGGCTTGTAGGTCGTAATCTTGCTCTCCTTCGCGAACATCGAAACTTGCTGAATATATCTGTGTTGTCCCTCCGAAGCCTGCTTCTGTGGAAAGTCCATGAGCCATTCTTCTGGCGTAGGTAAACATATATTTTGGAAATTTTAATGCGATGTCGGAACCAGAGAGGTTTTGACCGGCGTGCATTTGCCCGTCTTCGTTGAACGAGCCAGTTTCTGCTCCAAAAAGGTCAGTTAAACTATTTTTGGCTTGGTGCAGGTTGAGAAGATAAGAATACTCCAGGCAGGACTCTTGATAAGCTGAATAGACCTGTTCTTTGGTAAGTTCAATGTCTAATACGTCACCGCCTAATTTTTTATAGGTATAGGCAACTTGATCCGACGCTCCTGACAAGAAATAACGATCTTCAGTATAAACCGAAAAGGGGAGGGCTGCATCTTCGGCTTCGCTTGGTAAACTCGCTGAAGGGAGTATTACAGCACTTGTTTCAGAAGCGGGTCTCAGTGTAGGTAAAGCCATATATTAAATCTCCTCTCAATAATTAGTCGAAAACAAAATCAAATGGCTTTTCAATATTATTTGGTTGATTTCTTTTTTGGTGCGCTGGCTGGTGCCGGTGCGGGCTTGCTCTCAACCTTTGGAGCGGCTGCTGGAGCGGCCTCTGTCTCAACCTTTGGGGCTGGTGCTGCCGGTGCTGCCTCTTTGGCATCTTGTCGGCGTTTCCATCGTTTGTAACTTTTTCCCATGATATAAAATCTCCTTGTTGTAAATAGTGTTTTAAACTCAAAATCTCAAAAAATGGGGTCGCATAATTTTTGGGCAATGTAGCTTTTTGGGGTTAAATAGTTATTTAGAAGAAGAAAATCAGGCTTTCGCTGCCTAGTTGATGCCTGATATTTCTGAAAGGATTAGTTGGGCACCGTCTTCAGCTTCAACGTGATGCTTCTTAACAGATATTTTGTCTGTTCCCAGATTTGGTAGCTTAAACATCACCTCAAGAAGCAGTGTTTCTAAAATAGAACGTAAGCCGCGTGCGCCGCATTCAAGTTTGATGGCTTTGTTTGCTATGGCTTTGAGAGAGGCTGGACTAAAGTCAATCTTAATATCATCTATTTTAAACAATTTTTGGTATTGTTTGATGATGGCGTCTTTAGGTGTCTTTAATATATCCACTAACATGTCTTCGCTAAGTTCGGTGAGTGTAGTGATTATTGGGATTCTACCGATAAGCTCTGGAATCAGACCAAAAGCTTCTAGATCAGTGGTTACAACTTTGGCTAGGACATCACCGACAGAAGGCTCCTCGTCCCTTGTTTTCACTTCTGCTCCGAACCCAAGAGTTTTAACGTTGCTTTGCTTTCTTTCTCTTTCGGAGATGATATCTGCTAACTCGACGAACGCGCCGCCGCAAATAAATAAAATATTCTTAGTATCGATGGGGGTGCCTTCTTTGCCCTTTACTTTGGGTGGGGCGTCTGCTACTGTGCCTTCGAGTATCTTTAAGAGCGCCTGTTGTACTCCTTCTCCGCTAACATCACGAGCAGTTCCTCCACGCGACACCTTTGAGGCAATCTTGTCCATTTCATCGATATATATAATGCCCTTTTGTGCTCGCTGAATACTGTTCCCTGCGGCGTCTAAGAGTCTAGCAAGTACAACTTCTACATCCTCTCCAATATAACCTGCCTCTGTAAGACTTGTGGCATCAACCGATGCGAAGGGGACTTCTAAGACTTTTGCAAGGGATTGGGCAAGTAAAGTTTTGCCAGTGCCCGTTGGTCCAATCAGCAATATGTTACTTTTCTTGATCTCCACATCACCAGTGTCTTCCACGCTCATTATTCGCTTGAAGTGGTTATATACCGCCACTGATAGGACTTTTTTAGCTCGCTCTTGTCCTATGACCGTTTCATCTAATCTCGCTTTAATTTCTGTTGGGGATAAAAGGTTATATTCTTCTTCAGCCGGTTCAAGAACTTTCGCGATTCGCCCTTCTTTGATTGCTGTTTTGGCAATAATTTCGTGACAAAGTATTATGCACTCATCGCAAATATTGGCAAGCACCGAAAGGCCAGTTATAATCTTTTTTACTTCGTCGCTGGTTTTTCCACAAAAAGAGCAACTAATATAAGAACGTCTATCCACCAAATCACTCATAAATCACCCTCCTGGATCTCACGACAGCAATGTTGTATAACACTTGTCGGTCTCTATAAATAAGTAGTCGTCAGCAATGTTCAGAAATATAGTATTTTGAGGTTAAAAGGTTTAAAAAAAGAAAGCCCCACCCAATTAAGGATGAGGCTTTCATTATTTAGCCGTTACTTAATCAGGGACTAAGCTCCAGACTCTCCAAACATACCGCGAACAACGACAAGACCGTACATATCGGGTCGAACCATTTTCTTGGCATATCGGGTCATGACGCCCTTACGAGGCACGAAGTCTTCCACGCCAAAGATGGTGGGAGTAACTTGCAATGGAACGTAAGGAGAGTAAACATAACCACTCTCAAGGAAGCTGCTTCCTTTACGACCTACGAGAATAAGATTTCGCGGGAAGTAAGGATCAACATAAACGTCGTAACGTTTGCTCAAGGAACCAACTTGCTGTGTTCCAGCAGTACCTTTGCTATCGTCGTGAGTGACGTTAGCGCGGAAACCGCTTGTGAACTCAAGAATGTTGGCAACCTCGGGGGAAGTTACAACAAAGTTGGCACCGCCTCGCAGAGTCTTACGATGGATCTGAGCGGACACATCATTGATGGTCTCGCCAAGAGTCTCGTACCACTCAGAAACAGTACCAGTAAAGTCGGGAGCTTTCGCAGAAGCACCAACTTCGGCGCCGGTTTTCTTATCTACAAAAAGTCCGGGGGAACGTGACCAGTAGTAAGTAGCGCCTGTGGAGCCTTTAACAAGGTCTGTGAGAATCTCGCGATCAATCTCAAGAGCAATTTGCTCAGAAAGAATCGAAGTAAGCTCAACCTCGGCATCCAAGTTATGGTATGCGTTGAGGTCTTGACCAAGTTCCGGTGTCCACTTTGCTTTGAGCTTTTTAGTCATTGCGGTGACTGACACCGAATCGACTTTCAAGTTAATCTCGGGAATGTTTGACGTATCTTCCAATCCCCAGTCATCTTGGCCAACAACAGCGCCAATATCGTTTCCGCTGGAAGCTTTGGTAGAGCCATCAAAGTTGTCAATGATTGGGAATTGAAGAGCAGATGCTCCGCCAACCGTAAAAAGAACTTCTTTGCAAAGTTCAGCGGATACGCCATCAGCAGCAACAACCGCCAAAACAGAATCACTACTGCGATCTGCGGTGGCGCCGATTGAAGAACTAAACTGTGTCAAGCGACGAAGGTGATTCACCGAAGAACTGTTCGTAACCTTCAAAGCTGTGAGGTCATCAAAATTCATTCCAGTTCCATTAGTGGAACCAGTAAGTTTTGACCTTAGAATAGAACCAATAGCAAAGTTAGTAGTACCAGACGTAAACGCAGGATCATACTGTAGAATGCTATAGACTTTATCCAAATGTGCTTGTGTAGTGCCACCGTTAATGCCGCCTGTTTGGCGACCTTCAGTTCCGGCACCATAAGAACCAGAATAAAGAATGGTCCACTGAGTTGCTGTGTGTGACGCCGAAGGTGAGGAATAACCATTAGTTAGGTTATAAAATTGACCGGCATTGGTTCCAGTACCACCAGTCAAATCGACACCACCAGTAACCGCCTGACCAACAACATTGCCACCGTAAAGTGACTTGCCAGCGCCGGGTCCAAGACCATCACGTTGGAACGTGAAATCAAGGAAGAAGATGAGACCACTGGGTAGACTCATCGGTTGAACACTAACGAGATCGTTAGCGATCAAAGAACCAAAAACGCGGCGAACGATGGGGAATGCAACGGATGCAAAACCTTCAACGTCACCATTGCTCATGGCAGTAGCAGCTTCGCGAAGAAGCTCTTTGGCTTGGTTTTCAAGCAATCGAGCCATAGTACTACGACTATGATCGGCTTCCAAACCCTCAAGAAGACCTGTTTTCTCCCATTTATCTAGTAGAGCAGCGCCTTCCTTACTCATATCGCGTGAAACGATACCTTCTGTAAGTTTATTTAAAATGGACATTTTATTAACTCCTTTTATGTAATTTTATTTAATTATTTAAGTCCAGCGAGAGCTTTCATTCTCTCGGCAAAAGGATCATTATCCTTTCTTTTCTCCTCTTTACGAGGAAGGAATGCTGAAGAGCTACGAGTGACTACTTCGTTCAGTGATTCTGGAGCTTTATGCCGCTTGGCAGTTCCCACTGTACTTTGAAGAGTTTCAAAGATTACCTTTGCTTCTTCAACTGAATTGGTATTTTGTATAGCTTCAACAATTCTATCCTTTTGCCGCTCATTCAGGGAGACACTATCTAAAATACGATTTTGATATAGTAACTTAGCATTTAGCAAATTACTTTCATTAAGCTCGTTTTTAAGCTTATTAATGATTGTGCCATACTTATCAACTTTTTTCTCTAATCGCTGGGCTTTGCCATTGAGTCTTTTTTGTTCTTTGATAAGGTTTTTGTTCTTTCTTTTGTTCTCGAAATACAAGTCATCCTCTTCTGTAAAGATTCCTGTGTCTTCTGTTTCGAAAAGATCGTCATCTTCAAACAAATCTTCTTCTTCAAATAGATCCATTTCTTCGTCGAGATTATCTTCTTCCTGAAGACCTTTTAATTTATCAAACATCTGCTGGGCAGTTTCCTTGGGCTTCTTACTTCGCTTTCTTGGGCCGGGAACGTATTCAAATTCAGTTTGGGTTTGAGGAACTGTCATTGGTCCAGACGCATATTTGCCTCGCGAAAGGTCGCCGCCGTAACTGACCCTACTCGGATCGCCTTCTTCGTAACCTATCCCTGGAAATGGACCATCTGTTGTGCGAGCGAATTTCATTACGTCGTCTTCATAGAGACCGTCGTACCCGTCGTCTTCCTCGTCTATTAGCTCAACGCCTTCTTCGGCCAATGCTGAATCGTAAATGTCTTCGTCGATAGTGAGTTCTTCGTCAAAAAGATCGAATTCTTCAGAAACAACGTCAAAGTCTTCTTCAAGAGGGTCGCCTTCTTCAAGGTCAATAACCTCTAGTACGTCATCTTCTTCAAAAAGTGGGTTTCCTTCGAAAAGAATTTCTTCGGCTGCGGAAAATAAGTTTTCTTCTAGCTTGGTAAGGTTCAGATCAACATAATCTTTTTCGTTAGTGGTTTGTAGGAAGGGGAGTTGCTCAAGAATTGAAGTTACATCGGCTGATGGTTCGCCTCCTTCCTCTGTGACGTCGCCTGTGTCGCCTTCCATGCCTGCCATTTCTGCCATAGGATCTTCGCCGCCCATTTCTGCCATAGGATCTCCGCCGCCTTCAGCGCCCATTCCGGCTAATTCTGCCATGGGATCTTCCTGCTCAAGAATTTTATCAACAGTATCTTTTATCTCTTTTTGATATCTCTCTATGATGGCCTCTTGCGCGTTCTGCTGCGCGGCCTCTTTCAATTCTTTTGCATCGATAATGGCTTGTTCTAACATTGAAGACATAAATTAGCTCCTTTCGCTATGACTAATTAGTTTAAAGTAACCATAAATACCATTTTTTATTAGGGTTCTTTATAGGTGTTCCGTTGACGATGAAGTTTTTCGATCACTTTTCTCCTTCTTCGCCTTTCTTTTCTGCGCTTATCGGAGGGTTTTTCATAATAACGATTATTTAAGACCCTTTCTATTATACGCTCTTTTTTTACTTTTTTGTTGAAGCGCCTGATGAGTCTATCGAGAGTTTCGTCTCTAAACTTTGGTCTGACTTCTGCTCTCACTGCTCTAGACATATAAGCTCCTAAATCATATCCTTCCAACTTCTTCCTGAGACGGACATGATACCGCTCAGATCTACTCCAGCGTCATTTGGATCTACGCCTGCGAGTGCGCCGCCTTGTCCTTGGGAATCAGGGGAGCCTGCTTGAGAAATCGGTTCGGTTCCTTCGAAAATGTCTGCTCCGAAGCCTGTGGCGTTCAGCATTTTTCGCTTTTGTTCTTTTAGTCTCCGCTGTTTTTCTTCGAGGATCTGTAGTCGTTGGGCGTCAAGTTCGCGATTATCAACGGTTTTTTTCTCCACAATGACGTTGGAGTTTAGTCCTCTTACCACTTCCGAAATAACGTTGGAAAGGAGACCGCCTTCAAGAAGGACGTCTTTTATACATTCCTCCACAATAGGTTTTAAAACTCTCTTAAGATCTGATTTTTTCATAGATTATCCTAGTTTAATAGCGTTAAGGGCGCGATTGATACGGTCACCTCTTGTAAAGTGCCCGTTGACAATGCCTTGACTCTCGTTCATTTTGATGTTAATCGTTCCAGGCTCCAGCATATAAGCGCCAGGAGCAGATGGCTCAGAAACTGCGTCAAAACAAATCAATTGTAGGTCTGGTTGGACAACTTGAACAGAATCGCCAGAGTCATCTTTTCCTTCCTTGAGAGAGCCTAACGCTCTTGAGGAAAAACCAAACTTTACTCCGCTATCGTAAAGTCCACGCAATATTTTGCCAGAGGGTGTTTGTAGTACTTTAATGGTTCCGATGACGTCATCACCGTCCCACCAAATTCTTGTGACCATATGAGATGCGTTCTTCAAATTGATGACTGAATCATCAGGATGGTCGCATTCGCCAAGTGCTCTATTATCTTTAACAAGTTTCTGGTAATTTTCGATTTCTCGTCTTAGGACGTCGAGGGGATAGGTTCTTCCGTTGCCATTTTTCGCGTCAGCTTGTTGAAGCTTTGCTGGAAACACAAGAAAGCCTTCGGTGACCATTCTTTTCTCAGATTCATTCAATAAATCTTGGCAGCCACGGTCATCACATTTTAATTCAAAAAACTCTCTCAGTAAAACTTGACTCATTGTCATTCCTTGATTGCGGTCTCACTCCGCATGATATAAGATCCGCTACAACAGCGTCGAACTGGTTGAAGCTTCCATTTTTTAAAGAACATTTTGATCACCTTCTTTTTTATGATGGACTTTGAAACCAAAGTCGTTGACCAAGACACTTATAAGATAACTTGTGCCTGAGCCTAAGCATCCTAAAATAAGTAAATTGGCTAAATTATACTCAAATGTAAATAGTTCTGTGTATTTATTTATACAAAACAAAAAGATAGAAACCCAAAAGCCCATACACATAGGGCAATGAAATAACTTGCCAAAACCATTAAGCCATGTTCTCTCGGGGCGAATCTTGTTGAATATTGGTCCACAAACGAGAATTTGTGTAAGGCCATACGCAGCTAAAATAAAATAAACTAATTCCATTTTTACTTGTTTACTTTTTCCTGGAACATACCATAGGCGTTGTTGCCGCTGCCGCCAGTGGGGGAACTGCCATAATAGTTCGTTCCCTTGTGGGGGTCGTGGGGAACTTTACCAAGTTCTGTGGTTTCGTCGTCTGGTGGCTTCGTGAGTTCTTTTTCATAAGAATCTTGATAGTCGTCTACGATGTCGCCAAAATGTAATTCATCTTTTAGAAACTTGGTGATCAAATAGACGGCAATGTGAGTGGGATCAACCGCTGGTTGACTTACTTTGTCGGCCAACATTGTTCCCTGTAGTGAACCAAAAACGTTGGAGGCCCGAACAGAGCCGTGTTTACAGATTCCCTTTCTTGTGAGGAAGTCAAACAGGCGAGACTGGAGGGCATAAATGTGATCCGCATATTCTTTTTTAGGAAACGTGAGGACACGATTTTCGTCAGGAGAGATCATGATATCGATATCTGGATGGTCAAGAATAACAATATCTCCAGCGATATTCTTCTTGGCTTTTAGTCGTAGTTTGGCATCTATGGGATCATCGATTTTAAGTTTAATCATTGGTGGTGATCTCTTTTATTAATTGTTGAATCTGCGTGATCTTATATATAAATGTCTCATTTAGGGGACTTTTACTACTGTTCTTAAGAAACTCAAGAACTTTGCCATACTTTTCTTTCATGTTGACGTCTTTTAGAACTTCTTTGTCTTTGGAATTGATTTCTAGTGTTTCAATTAATCTGCCAATTTCGCGATCTAAGTAGATTTTAAATTCGAGGCCATCGTCTGAAAACGATTTAATATATTTATTGAGAAGATCCTTCTGCTCCGATAAAAGAGTTTTGCTGTAGGTTTTATTGAACCTCTTCACAAATGTATTGATGACTGAATTGTTTATCTTTACTTCTTTCTCGGGCTTAGGAGATTCTTCAGAAATCATATTGTTGATAATCTGCTCTTCTAGCAAAACTTTAGCCTTCGGTTTGAGTTCATCGTTAAAAAGTTGACCGATGCTTGCCAAAAACTTATAAGATGGAACAAAATTAGAAAAAACTGATTTTGAAATCTTTTTGTTAATCTGGGAGATAACGTGGCTTTGCTCTTTGAACAATTCTCTCTTGTCAATCCCAAACCTGCTTGAGAGAGTTTCCTTAAGTAATTTTGAAGCAAACCTTTCGTTTACATTCTTAGTCTCGGCAAGTGTCTTATATAATACAAGATCTTTATAGAGGACGCTTCTCTTGTTGAAGTGTTTTTTCAATAAGGAAACCGCTATATCTCGTTTATCCTTGCTTTCGTTGATCGTTTGCTTGATGACTTCTCTAATCAAAGCCTCGTAAATAAAACCAGTATTTCTTTTTTTGTTATGTTTATTCATCTTCTAATTGCTCCAGGTCATCAAACAATTTTTTAACGCTTTCATTGACTTCAAAGAGTTTGCGCTCTTCATCTTCATAATTAGTATTTTTATTCTCAAAGATTCCTTTATTGAGACCTAATAATTCTGCGGCGTCTGATGAGAGGTGGTTAAAGACTTGTCTTTTTGGCAATCTTGCCATTTCATGTGAGGCTTCGGCCTTCCAGCTTCTTCTTCTAGCTCCGCGAGGTCTGTCATCACTTTTCTTAGGGGAATAAGCCTTTCCTTTTGATCTTCTAGTGATCGTATCCCCGGTCACGGCATCGCGCCATTTGTCGTCACGCTTACCGGCTGGGGCTTCCTCGGCGGGAGGAGCGGCTATCATGCCTTCGGGGGGACCGGCTTCTTCGGGAGCGCCTTCTGCTCCGCCTTCATCTGGTGCGCTTTCTAAGTCCATTTCACCTCCCATATCAGCGCCCATGTCTCCGCCCATATCTCCGCCCATATCTCCGCCGAGGTCACCCATACCTCCGCCGCCGCCACCGGCCATTCCGCCTTCGGGTGCGGCTCCAGCGTTTTCAAGCTCTTGAGCAACTTGTTTGTCGTAGAAAAGCTCTCGTTGGTTGCGAATATATTCTTCGTCAGAAAGCTCAAAGATATTTTCTGCGATCCATCGTTTGCTAAGGAAGCCTTCAGGAACTGAAGTCATCACATCAAACTTAGTTTTCCAGTGTTCCAGTTCTTGCATTTCCGCAATCTTTGATGGGTTGTTGAGTTTAAGTTGGAATTTCAAAAGATCCTCTCCTCTAAATCCCAGAACGTATAAGTGGACAGCAGCAATCTTTTCGAGTTCTGCGAGAACGCATCTTTGTAGTCTGTCGATTGTTCTGGCAAAACGAATGTCTTTTTGAGCTAGGGTTCCTTTCTCTTCGGCACCTTCACCATAAGTTAAATAAGCTTGGGGAATCTTTAAGCCAGAGAACATCTTGTCTCTTAGATATTTCACGTCGTCAATGTCGCCGGTATATGAACCGCCGTTGATACTATCAATTTTAGTTTGTGAGGCGCCTCCGCGTACAGGTACATAATAGTCCTCTTCAATTGACATTGGGTTATATCGTAAGTCGACTTGGCCGCTTGCTGGGTCAATAACTTGATTTCTCTTCATCGAAGTCATGAATCGTTGCATAAACTGCTCGACTTCGCTAGGAGGGATATTGCCAACATCAACATAAAATACTTTTCTTTCTGGAGACCGCACAATGCGGTAAGCCATCATTGCATCTTCAAGCAAAGTAAGCTGTCTCCAAATGCGGCGTACCGGATCAAGAACAGACGTTCCATAAGGGGCAAATTTGTCGTTGCCTAAGATTCTAAAGTGGGCGCACTGCCAGTTTTCGAAAGTAATACCGGCACTATTCCACTGAAATTGTACATAATTTGGATTTTGTTTGTCCTCGCCTTCAATTCTTTCTACTTCGCGAGAGGGGAGACCGATAACTTGTTTAATTCCAAGCTTTTCGTCGATGTCCAGGTACAAGTAGAAGTCGCCATACTTACACATTGTTCTCGCCCAGCCAAACAAATTGTAATTGATGTTCAAAACTTGATTAAAAAGGATCTTTAAGATGCCTTTAATTTCTTCGTTGGAAGACTTGACTGATAACATGGTGTTATAGACATTAAAAGTGGTCATTTCATCAGAATAGATGTCCAAAGCAGAGGCGATCTCTGGCGTGAATTCCATTTGGTCAAAGTCGTTATATCTTTGAAGGCGGCTTTGGGTTTGCATCGCAAAACTAGAAAAGTTGTTGTAGGGGTTATAATCGTATCTTTCAAACTTCTGCCCCATAACATCTTTGAAGGTATTGGCATATTTGTCCATCCTTCTTCGTCTAAGCTGACGAGTGCTTTGGGAGCGATAGTTGATAATTGGGCCTGAAAATAACCTTGTTAATCTTTTAAACAGGGCTGATTCAGAGTTCTTGGTGTTTTTAGCTTGGTCGACCATTTTTTATCCTTTTATAATCCATAAGTTTTCTTTGATTTTTTGTTGTTCGTCAAAGGCTCTTTCTACCATCGTTGATTTTTGCATACCTGGAATCTTTGTACTCAACTGAGTGTCTGATTTAATAATTGAATTCATAAATGCCTTTTTGTACTCAATTTCTTTTTTGTTTTCTATGATAGCAGTATCTCTAACCCAACAACCAATGGAAGCTGCCATAACTAAATCATCATTGTAGTTACGCTGTGCTTCGGGGCGACCATTTCTCCAGATGAACGTGTCTAGTTCACTCGCTAATCTCGTAGAATAAATAGTTAATACTTTATTTCTAATAAATTCTTCGAACTTAGCGATAATCAAAGGTCGAGTTTTTTGTGACGTGGTGAACCCTGGAATAACTGAGGAATCTCCTTGCGCTGCGTATTGTTCTACATAGCTATGAGTTCCTTTCCTGGAGAAGTAGATATTTTTGTATTCCTTCTCGATTAGTTTATCTAGAACATGAAAGCCAACAGAGTTGTTTTCAACAACAAGCATTGCTCCATTATATTCATTGCCAGTGGTGTACAGTATTTCTGAGAATAGATCAGGAGTTGGCTTGCCTTTGTACTCGCAAACGATTTCCATCGTTTCAAGATTAAAAACGTGGAAGGTGCTTGAGTCCATTCCGTCGCCTCTGGCTACATCTGCTACAAGCAAATAAGTGTTGCTGTCTGAAGGTTCTTTCCAAATCCAAGTGTTTCTATCAAAGCCGACTCTATATTTTGGTTCCATAACGGTGGCTTTGATTCTCACAATGTCGTCTGGATGGATTACGGTGTCACCTGAAGTATTAAAGTTGCATTCATACTCTTGGGCGATCTGTCTCTGGCTCATATTTTTTGTTTCAGTGTCGAACCATTCTTTATCTCTTTCTGGGTGTTTGTCCCAGAATAGTCTCACTGGGTAGAATTCATTGTCTGCTGCCTCTGCATTAACGTATGTTTCGTGGAACCAGTCACCGACACCATTTGGCGTAGAAATGGCGATGCAACGTCCACCAGTTGAGATTGTAGGGTAGAGGCCGGTCCAGAGGTCTTCAAGGCCCTCAATGTGTGCCGCCTCGTCTATAACGAGCAACGAAAGAGCC